TAACCTTTATTCCCTCACTATCTAATACATGAAGTATATAATGCTTCTTACCTAGGAAAATTCCTCTATCACAAATGGTTTCTCTTTTGTAAATTATTCTACTATCAATAGATCTAAATGATTTCACGAACCAGTTGGATATATTAGTATTGATATAATTCTCAACTTCGTCACAAATTTTTAAAAACTTCGGAGATACTTCATCACCATCCTTAACTTCACAATCAATATTTCCTAATGAGAAATAACCAGAGTCGGTATCCCCTGCTATACAGGATTTTTCAGCATCCTCTTCAGATATATTAAATATACTAGTTAAACATTCGATAAAAAGAGCCTTATTTTTCTTATTAACTGCTTGTCCAGTTAGAGTTACTGATGCAGCAATATCATCATCTGCCATAGCAGCATATGGGGTTCCCGTATATCCATATACAGAATTTAGTGTGATCTTATAAGCGTTTTGGAATGTATCACACTTCTGAATCTCGTATTTAATTTTAGATATCTCTTCTTTTGAAAGAGTATCCTTTTCATCCAACAATTTTTTAGAGAGTTGGAATCCCTTATATTTCATAGCCTTTCTCTTCGTGTAGAGATTGTCCAAGAACTCGGCCATAATTCCCTTTTTCTTTTGAGAAAATAAGTGTCCAGATTTTGAAATAGCAGCCTTTTCCTCATTAAGATATTTTGCGAAACTAGCTTTATCTAATTCAAATGTTTTTCCAGAGATGTGGTGGATATTAAATTTATCGCCATTCCTCTCCATCTTTCCAAGCTTTGTCTCTGGAGAAATGTTTAGGGAAATCATTATACTTGGATATAGGGAGTTGGCATCAAATGATACCATGTTTTTAACAAATCCAGCCTTTGTTTCCTGAACATATCCACCGGGATTCTTACCCTCTCTTTTGGCTCCCATAGTAAAGGTTGGAATAAACTCACCCCTTTCTCTAGACTTGATAGCAATTGATCCATTAATAACTGGAACTGTTTTAACAGCAGCCTCTAGGGAAGTAAGTCCTTGAATTGCTAAGAACCTAATCAATGATATATAGTCAAGTTTCACATCCAGCTTAGATATAAGTTCAACGTCCTGTATATTATACTCAACATACCTCTTCCAGTCATTAACCGATAAGTTCCAAAGACTTCCCTCATATTCTACCTTATTTTCATCTAGTTCCTGTTCAGCAATGTAATCTAATTTATATGACTCTTGCTTCTCCCTTTCAAACTTCTTGAAGAGAACCATATAATCCAAACATGAAACTCCGTCGATCACATATTCTTTACTTGGCATTCCAAACTTACCCGTAGGATTTATTTTCTCATAGATCCTACCCATAGGTGATAATTTATCAGCCCATTCCTTTCCAAGTTCAAAAGTAATCCTGTTTATAATGTAAGGAACGTCATATCCTGAAGAATTCCACCCACATAATACATCTGGATAATCATTTGAGAAATATTTTATGAATTTCTTAAGTAAATCATGTTCAGATTTACAGTGATGGTATATTACATCCTTTCTATCAGCATCATATGCCTTTAAACCAAAGACTGTATACTTTTTATCAAGAGAATCGTAACATGTTAAAAGATTTATAACCGTATCAGCCAATTCCACATCTGGCATTTTATCAGGATGGGGATTTTCAATGTCTATTATACAAACCTTTAATGGATGACTCCCAAAGTCATCATCCTCATTACAATGGTAGTAATTATCGATTAGAAACTGTTGATATGGTGGAAGATTCTCGAAGATTCTCCTAATTCCAGACTCTTTTACAAACTTATTTCGATCCCAAAGAGTTTCAAACTCTCGTTTCTTTAAAGTTGTTCCATAAATGGATTTGGAATCACCATTCTTACTTTCCAAGTATAGGTATGGTTTGTAATCCAATTCTTGAAATACTCTATTCCCTTGAGCATCCCAAGTCCAGAGGTGGATGGATTTACTTTTCGAATTATACACACAATTTCTATACATAATTATTGTTTTACAGTATCCAAATAAAATAGATGTAATCCCAATTGGTTTTTATTAAATGCTTTATATACACTACAGGGAACGAACTTCCCTTCTATCATTTTATAAAATTCATCGATGGTTGGAAGTTCAATAGTTTGCCCATAATGGAAAGTTTTACCCCCTATACATATTCCTAATATCATTGAGCTAAAATTCGTAGTATCTAATATCTCATATGATTGATTTATATACTTTTCAATTTGAGATTTTTCTAAATGTTGGAACACATTAAACGAATATATTAGATTAAATTTATTTTTGTAAAGTTGTAATTGTTCATCACTCAAGGTTCCATCTTCTCCTTCCACTTCAATACAATCATCAAATCTCGAAATTAAATCAAATCCCGTGTAGTCGTAGGTGTTTGCGTCTTTGGTTTTTAGATATTCGAATATACTACCATAACCCGCACCAATTTCTGCAATATTTGTATGTATACATCGAGACTCTGCATTCATGAAAAACAAATCCATTAACCCTGAAACACCAGAATAATGGGCAATTGACCAATTCACTTTATTAGCATCTTCTATTTTCTTAATATTAAGATCAGTTAATAACTTGACATCGTTATTAGCTATTGGATCAGTTCCAAAAAATTCATGTGATGCTTTCCAAAAATTTTTATAGTTTATTTTTTTAAACTTACTACAAAACTCTTCATTATTATATAATTCTGAACGAAATTGTTTATATGTTTCAAAGTTAGTTATACCATATTCAACCCAAACCTTCTTGAATTCTTCAATTGTTTCCATTTCTGGATGGTATCACCCCTGTAAAAAATGTCAAGGGTTCCACTTCTTCAAATAATGTCGTTTCGTTGATCCCCAAGGAGTATCAAACGCTTCCAAGAAGCAACCGATATTTTGTGGATGTTCAAGGAATCTGGATTCTCCAATCTTTCTCAACTCGGGAACAAGACTATAATACTTGGAACGATTCTTCCAATTAGTAATCATTTCAACTTTTTCTGCTAATTCTTCAGCAGTTTTAAATCTTAATGATGTGGGAGCAGAACTATATGTAACCATGTCCTGACAGATACATGGAATACCTAATTGAGCAGCTTCTATAAATTTAATATCAGACTTTGCTCTATTAAAAGGTATATCCATTAACGGTGCAATGAATACTTGAGCATTTAACGATGCTAAAAAGTTTGGATAATTTAATAAATTAACCCAAGGATGAAACTCAATTTCTTTTGATTGAACATATGGATGTAATGCTGGGGGAAATGCTCCAATGAATACAAACTGGTATTTGTGTCTATTATCAATTATGAATTGTAATACATGTGTGAAGTCATCTTGACCACCTGACTTATTTTTAACATCAAAGTGAGCACCAGAACCAGCATACACAACTCTTGGTTTCTTCTTAAATTTTTCAAAATTGTCACATATTCTACGATAATCATATTGATGGCCGATCCACCAATGGGGCATAAAGTTTGGAACCACCGTGACCTTTTGTTGTCCAGTTTTCTCAATATATAGATCTTTCATATATTGACAAGTTACAGTAACTTCATCAACCATATTAATCATATCTACACAATTTTGACGTATTTCATCTGAATCAAATCCAAATTTGGAGGCATTATGGTCTGGAATTTCTTCTCTGAACACAACATCATCCACTTCATAAATCAATTTAAATCCAAATTCGGGTTGAATGGATTTTAAATATTCCATGAATTGCTTTTGGTGTGGTGCGGCTTGTCTTTGAAGGCTTATACATTTGATATTGTGGAAGAATCCCTTCTCCGTAACCATTTTAGTTAATTCAGTGACATCACCATGACCTATCATATTGATATGATTCGTTACAAATGATCGTCTATACTGCGCGCATCCATCTCGTCCAGCTAAAAAATTTATATATCTATTTTCTATTTGTGGTGGAGATTCCACTAATTGTGGTATTTGGGATGGTCCAAATGGTGAAGCGAAAGGTGCGGCAAAAGGTTTTGTGAATGGACTTACAGTTATCATTGAAAATAATTACTTCTCCATGATATAAAAGTCAAACAAATAACCTGCATCAACAACAGATTCTCGTTTAATTAAATTTTTCCGAATTTAATTCTAAAACCACTCTTTCTTTCAAAGAAAAACATACACCACATATAAAATGTTCAATGTTTTCTTTACATCCCCACTCACATCCACAATTTTCACATTAAGCCTAAAAAGGCTACCGTGTTCATTTAATAAACATTTAGGAATCTTTTTAACCATGTCCTTAAAATGATTCATCTGTCATAACACCCTTCTTGTTATTTTATTTTCCTTCTCAAGATTAACAGTTTACCCATCAATATGCTTCATGGTTTCTTTTCTATGGGATATGGCATATGAGGAGAGCTTATCCTTATCAATTCTCTCCTTTATTACCTCAATCAATAAATCCAATCCACGTTCATCAAATGCGGAGTCCAATATCTCATCAAGAAACTCAACATTAGAGGATATTCCTGAAATTTTTCTCTTAATATCCTTGAATGCCCACGAACATGCGATGTCAATGGTCTTACGTTCTCCCCCGGAAAAACTCCAATAACATAATTTTGATCCTCTATCATCTGTCATTTGTTCATCAAAGTATTCGTCAAACTTACATTTCATGGACATACCAAGAGTATTGATATATTTCTGAATTGAAGTGTTTAACATACCCAGAAGTCTTTTTATTATAA